CGTCACGGTCTTTGTGCCCGTGGTCGAGACGTTCGTTCCCGACAGCGGGACATAGCCCACGAGGTCAATCGCCATCAGATACCACGGCGCGCCCGCAGCCGCGACAACCGCAGCGCCCGCGCTCAGGAAATGCTTCGTGGCCGTCGAGACGTTGCCGCCATGATAAGGCGCACCCTCGCTCCATGTGTCATCGGTCGCAACGTAGGTGAGGTCAGTGCCCGCAAACGTTGCGGCGGCAGGCGAACCCGCATGGCCTGACAACAGCGTCCAGTGACCAGCCGTGCCAGCAGAGGCAAGCGTCTTGTTGTAGAAGACGTTTCCATACTTCGCGTTCGTGGTGATTTGCGAAATCAGGTCGTCTTGGCTGGAAAATCCCATGCGTCAGTTCCACGTTGTTTCGAGCATACCCGCCAGAATCGATGAGGCGAGCGAACCGGCGTGACCGGCTGCGAATAGGTTGACCACAGCGCCGTCTACAATCTGACGCGGCCTGTGATGGATCATCGAGGCAAACTCATCGCACGCGCCATAAGTCTCAAGGTTGCCGCTCGTTGTCCTGCGCGCTTCCTGCGTTACGAAGCATTCCAGTAGTGGCTTCACGATGACCAGCGCCATCAGCCCGCCCCCGCCTGCTGTGAACGTCACTGACTGAATCGATCGGACGCCGCTGTCTCCCGCCTGTAGCGACAGATACGGGTGATAGCTTGTCGCGCTCTGGACACTTGAGGCGACAACCTGCCCGCCGCCTGCAACTGCAAAGGTGAAATGGTTCTGGCTGGTCCGCCCTGCCGTGCCGTCCTGATTGGTATAGCTGAACGTGAACTGACCCGTGGTCGATGCCGCTGACTGGCCCACCGCTATGACGTTCCCGCTCGTATAGCGGGGCAGCGTCACGTCATTGATCATGTCCTGCTGTTCGCCTACCGCGTCGGTATCCACAAATGGGTAATACATCAGAAGGTCTGCCAGCACGATTTGCTGACGCCCGTTCGTTGTGCTCGTCGCGCTGCTTGCCGCGCTCATCAGCTTCAGATTGCGCAACCATTGCGTCTTGGGGCTGACGGTCGGGACGTAGATCCCGCGTGACGCCTCTACATAAGCAGCGGCCAGCGGTTCCGAGGCGTAGAAGTTCGCAACCGGCGAGCCGGGGAAATAGCTGTAGTCAATCCATGCGTTTGTCGTCGTGGCCGTCGATGACACGGCTTTACGAAAGCTTGTGATGTGGAACTGTCCCGCGATTTCCGCGTCAGTCCATGCCCGATGGTTGCGGAAACCAGCCACGCTCAGTCTTCCGTGCCGTCCAAGTCCCCGGCGGCGAACTGCGGCTGAATGCCGGAGCTGATGGCCAGCGAAGCGGACAGCGCGCCCTTGTAGAGCAGCACGCCCGTTGAGCTTGACGCTGTGCCAATCCCGAAGTGCGTAGCCGTCTCGGAGCCGCCCGTGCACTGCGGGAACTGGATCAGCGCAGCATTCGTCACTGCGTTACCGCTGATGGTCCAGCCTGATCCAGAGCGAGCCACAGCCACGCGCGCATAGCTGGTGTAAGCGCACTCGTTCGTGGTCTGGTTGCCCGCTTCGCCAGGATCGCCCGTGTGCAGGCTGACGTAAAACGATCCTGCCGTGGACGATCCACGCAGGCCGGTTGCATCACCGATGTTGGCCGCGTCCGTGTTGTTGAACACGAGGTTGAGGAGTGCGGTTTCCCAAGCGTTTGACTTGCTCATTATTCAATCCCTGTGACTTTGCCGTCTTTGTCGCGCGCGACCGTCTTTGGCTTGCTCAGCGCCGCCGCTAGCGCCTGAAGCCCCATGCCAACCGCCTCGCTACTCTTGTCGGTCTTCTCGGTTTCGGTCTTCTCGCCCTTTTTCGCGCCGGCTTCCCGATCCTGGGCTGCCATCGTCTTCTCGTGCTCGAAGCCCTGCTCGCGCGCAGCGGTGGCATCGGCAAGGCGCGCCATCTCGATGTCAGCGTTTGTCCTGATCTCTTGAGCGCGCAGTTCAAGTTCGCGCTCTTTCAACGCCGTTTCACGTTCCTTCAGCGCGACTTCGCGCTCCTTTATCGACAATTCCTGCTGTTTGATATTCAGCTCGCCACTCCTGAACCCGACCTCAGCCTCATGAGCTGCGATCTGAAGCGGATCTGTCTGCTCAACTGCCTCCGGCTGCAGCAGCTTGGCCGTTTCGGCCCGGATCTTCTCAATGGTTGCAATCTTCTCATCGACATCAAGCTGTCCGGCGCCGCCTTCCGCCAATCCGCGTTCGTAAGCGATCAAAGCCGCCTCGTGGAACGCCTTTTCAGCTTCCTTGGCGGTCTTCTTGCCCTGCTGTTCCTTGAGGTCGTTATCCAGCTTGACGCCGCGCAGCTCTTCTTTCGCCACTTCGGCGTTCAGCTCGTCCAGCGGGCTCGGGCCTTCAAGGAAAGCCTTGGGCCAGTCAGCAATGTTCGCCGCCTGAAGCTCCTGCTCCTGTATCCAGCGGTTATCGATGCCGGGCTGACCCTTGAACTGGGCAAGGTACTGCGCCCGCATCATCCGCTGCATGTCCGTCACAGAGCGGGGATCTGCGCCCGGGGCTACGTCCATGCCGCGAAGGTCGAAGTCTGCCGCCAGTTTCTCAAGGCCTTGCGCATTAAGCGTGACCGGCTGCGGCCTCTGAGGCTGGGGCGACATCATCATGCCGGCGCCAGGCATCGCAGGCTGAGGAGCGATCTCAGGCTGTTGCGGCATCTCAGGCGCGCCCGGCGGCATCATGCCATTGGGAACCACCAGCCCGCTCGGACGCTGCTGCATCCCCGGCATAGGCCCGCCCATGCCCATCATCGGCATCTGCGAACCCGGCGCTGGCATGCCCATCAGTTCCGCAAACAGTTCCTCATCATCGAGGAAGTCGGCATAAATCTGCGGATCGAGATAGCGCGCATTGAGGCGCATCAGGAGCCGGAACTCCTTGCGCATCGCGCGATAAATGCGCGTGTAGATGGTTGAGAAAACCTGCATCCCCTGCTCGATCAGGGCGAGCGTCGCTCCCATCGCCTGACCGCTGGGGGCCTCACCCGTCATCACGTCCTTCACGGATGTAATGTCCGCTGCCGCTCCAAGCAGGAACTCGACAAGCTGGAACAGCACGGGGCTTGGCCCCGCAAACTGCAGCTCGTGAATGGCGTCTGAGACACGGCCCGGAACGTTCACATTCAGGAACTCGGCCGGCCTGATGCGGACTTCCCCGCCCCGAAGCCTCAAGCCCTGGCTGATAAAACCGCCGCCCGCGTTCTGCCTGTGCGCCGCGTCGAATATCTGGTTCAGCGCCGTGTTGATCGCAGCGCCAAGGCTTTCGAGCAATTGCCCGAAGCCCATGCCATAGACGCTGCCCTCGATATCCGGCAGGAAGCTGTAATCGATCCACGGGCTCTCCCGCATGATCGTCTCGACCTTGCCGTCCGTCGAGTTGACGCGGATGGAATTGGCCCAGAAAGCCGCATCAAGGCGAACCAGATCGCGCTCATCCTTCGAGATGGTGGCGATATAGGGCTCCATCATCCCATCGCCGTCGAGGTCGTAATACCTCACCTGCTCGATGTAGATGCAGGGCTTCTGGCTGTCCTCGTCCTTCTGGCCCTCGTAGTCCCGCTTGTGATTGAGCCACTTGCCCGATTCCACGAGACGGTCGATCTCGTAAGGATACATCGGTGTCGGCTGCGTCATCCGCGGCGCGCGGTCGAAGCTTGGCGCATCGTTGGCGACAACCACATCCTTTGCGCTGGTGAACTCCAGCGTCGGGCGGCCCATGTCGGAGCGCCAGTAGCCCTTGCGGAACCCAGCGCCCATGACAGGGAGCATGTGCAGCAGCTTGTCCGTGCCGCTGTCCCACTCGTCCATCAGGTACATGAGCTGATAGTTGCCGAAACGGCTCAGACGGTCAGCGCGCTTGGCCTTCTGGCCTTTGGCGTCCTCGCCTACCACCTTGCAGATCATCGGCTGATCGGAGCGGGTTATTGCGCCATAAGCACGCGCGCCGAACTGGTTCATCGCTGTGGTGAGCAGCGGATATTTGATGTTGCTCGCGCCCTCGAACGGGTAGTTTTTCTTCTCCGGCTTCTGGCGTGCGTTCTTGATGGCGCGATCCACGCCAGCCAACCACTCTTCGCGGCTTTTCTCGTCGTGCTCGTATTCCCGCACAGCCTCTTCGGCCATGCGCTTGCGGTCTTCCTCGCTCAGACGGTCGGCAAGATTGCCCTCGAACTCGGCAATGGACGCCAGGTTCTCGGCGGTCTTGCGCGAGCGCTTGCCCTTGCCGAGCTTTTCAGCATCGCCGTCCAGCTCCCGATTATAGGCGAGGTTGGCGGCCATCAGTATCCCGTCACACTGTCAGCCGAACGGCGTGCGTAAGTCATGTCAGCCGCCTCGCCTGGGGTCGCTTCGTTGGAATAGAACATCGCGTCGAGCAGTCCCTGATAGTCAGCCTCAGCCGCAGTCCTGAAACCGTCCGCCCCGTCCGACGCCGCATTGTGAAGCGGCGAGGCTTTCCACACGCCCAGCTTCTCATCCCATTCCCGCCGGTAGTTCTTGAGATGCTTCAGGCCGTCTGCGCAGCCAGCACGGTCAAACTCGGACACATCAATCAGCGCTTTTACGAGGTTGATCGATGACGTGAGGCTGGGCCCGCTCAGGTCTTTGGTCCGGTTCACGACAGAGCACGGATAGATACCAAGGTTCTCCAGCGCCGTGCGCCGGCTTTCCGTCGCTATCAGTTCCTTGCGCCCGCCATCGTGCGGCAGGAAGTGACCGCCATAGACAAGGCGATGCTCCTGCTGCTTCTCTTTCAGCAGCCGCGCATAAAAGGGGAAGCTCTCGTCCTGCCCTTCGATATACCCGAACCATCGCCAGCGGGACGGGCCGCGACGCTGCCCCAGCCAGATCGTCATGGCATCTGACCGGCCCAGATCCCAGAATGTGAACACCTGCCCCAGCTTGGGGTCGAACGGATAGTCCCCGATGCGGCGCTGATCCTGCGCGTGCTGTATCTCTTGCGTGTAATACGCGCCCTCGATCGGGGCATCGAACGCTTCGGCAGGATAAGACGGGTATTCCCGCCTCATGTCTTCTTTCTGCTGGTTGGCCTTCTGCGAGTACCAGGTCTGCTGAGCCCTATCGAGGCGGATGCCGTGCTGGCGCTCCAGTTCCTTGAAATACTCGACATGCTTTGGCGGGATAGTCCGCTGAGATTCCAGCCTGTAGCGCTGATCCCGCCACCATGGCGCAAAGTACAGTTTGAACTCCAGGTCGGACGGTTCAATGCCCTGCTCCTGCCGGGCCTGCGCATCCTGCACCAGTTCATAGAACAGGCCGCCTTGCCCCTCCGCCGTGCTCTCAACGAAAATGTGTTGGCCAGCATGTACCGTGTTCAGCGCGCCCGATTTGATTTCCCGCGCCTTCTCCGGGTACTTGGCCGCGATTTTGCCAAGCTCCGAGACGTGCAGGAATTGGTAGGTTCCGCCTCGGAGCGATGTGCCCACGCGGATCTTCGACCCGTTGGAGAACGTCATTTCCTGAGCTGCGTCCTGAGTGGCGATGACACGCGCCCTCAATTCGGCCGGCAGGCGGTCGTAAACGTCCTTGAACTTGAGCCGGAAGATGTCCTTGGCGGTATCAATGTCCTGCGCAATAACGCCTGCGTTCGTGTTCCCGTGGAACAGGCAGGTATCCAGCGCCATGAGCTGGATCAGGGTCGAGAAGCCCAACTGCCTCGCTTTGAGGATAAGGTTGAGCGTGTGCAGCTCGTCCAGAAAGCGGTCCTGTTCTGCGTTGGGGCGGAACGGGACGACACGGCCTTTCTCGTCTGCAATTGAATAGAGGTTGGCCAGGCGCCAGCGCCAGTTAGCCAGGTCTTTGGCCCCATTCATCTGCTTAAGCGTGGCGTTTCAGAAATCGCATTTAACAACTGACCGAGGGTATCTCCGGCCTCGTGAACAGTTGTGCTGGTCTCTTTCCACCCCATGCGCCGCGCCGCCCACAACGTGCAGGCCCATGACTCCCCGCGCTTGGCCGCCTCAAATATCTTGCCGCCAACAACGGTGTTGGCCGACGACGCGCCGTATTCAAGATCGTCCTTGTAGTGGTTGTGAAGCGTATCGAGGCCGATCTTCAGGACGCCCGCCATCTGCGCGTGCGGAATGCCAATCGCCGCCATAAGCTTGATCTGGTTGCGTAGTTCCTCGCGCGGGTGCTCTTGCCCCTTCTTAGGCCGGGACATGGCGAGCCTCCGTCAGTTCCGCGAAGGTCTGGCCCGTGGCCTCCAGCGTGGCTTCCTTGCCCGTGAACGCCTGCCAGCGCTTGACCGCGACATCTACATACTCAGGCGCAAGCTCGATGGCGAAGCACTGACGGCCCGTCATCTCGGCGGCAATGATCGTTGTGCCTGAACCGGAGAACGGCTCATAGACCGCCTGCCCCGGCGTGGAGTTGTTCTCAATAGGGCGCTTCATGCACTCAACGGGCTTCTGGGTGCTGTGGCCGGTCTCGGACTTGCGGGGCTTGTCGATCTGCCAGAGCGTTGATTGCTTGCGGTCGCCTGCCCAATGGCCTTTGCCGCCTTTGCGAACGGCGTACCAGCAGGGCTCATGGTGCGGATGGTAATGACCGCGCCCGATAACGAATTGCGACTTAGCCCAAATGATCTGAGCCCTGATCTCTAGCCCCGACTTGAGCAGGCTTTCAGCCACAACGTGCGCCATGTTTCCGGCATGCCAGATATAGGCCACTTCGCCCGGAAAAAGCGCCCAAGCTTCAGACCAGTCGGCCTTGTCGTCATTGCGGACGGCGCCGGTAGCCCTACCGGCGCCGTCCTTCCATCTCGTCGGGTCATTCTTCTGCGGCATAGCTTCATTGCGCCATCCCGCGTCATACTCCACCCCATACGGCGGATCGGTCACCATCAGCAGCGGGCGGACGCCCATCAGCACCTTGTCCACGTCCGTTGCGACCGTGCTGTCACCGCACAGCAGGCGGTGCCGTCCAAGCTGCCAGACGTCGCCCGTTGCGCTAACCGGGAACTGCGAGACTTCGGGAACCTCGTCCGGGTCCGTCAGCCCTTCCGTCCCCGGATCCGCCATCAGCGTGTTGAGCCAGTCGGCGTCGAACCCGATCAAACCTAGGTCAAAGCCCTCGCCTTTCAGGTCGCCTATCTCGACCTTGAGCAGGTCCATGTCCCATCCGGCATTTTGCGCCAGCTGGTTGTCCGCCAGGACATAGGCCCGCTTCTGCGCATCGGTCCAACCCGACGCCACGATGCAGGGGACTTCCTCGATCTTCAGCTTGCGGGCCGCCAGCACGCGACCGTGGCCGGCAATGATCCCGCCCGCTTCATCGATCAGCACCGGGTTGGTCCAGCCCCACTCGCGGATGCTGGCCGCTATTTGCGCCACCTGTGCGTCTGAGTGCGTTCTAGCGTTGCGGGCGTAGGGGATCAGGCTGGCGACCGAACGGCGCTCAGGCGTGTCGCTAGGCCATTTCGCGCGCGTTGAGGTTATGGTTTTCGCTTTTGAAGGCATCAATGCCTCTTCAGAATGACGCAGCGTCAAGCCGCTCTGATGGTGCGGGAGCGACGGTCCAGCCCGTCTGCCTCCCTTGGTTAAGCTGTTCCTGTTTGGCCGTGGACCATGATGGCGTCGGCGTTGCGGGCGTCCTCGTGCTGGGCCGCAATCCGTGCGTGCTCACAGGCTAGATCGTATTCTGCCCGCAGATCCTTCATCGCTTGCGTCAGGAAAGATTTGCGATGGTCGGGGCGGATCCTGCGGAAATGGGTCGGGAACTTCACCACGGCCTTTCCGCCGTGTCTGAAACCGACAATCTTCACGACGGTTCGGAGCATGTATTCGCGCCTCGTTACTTGCGCTGAACTTGGCCTATACCTGCCAATTGCGACAATCGGTCGCATGTATTTCACGTAAAACGAGTTTGACGGAAAGTATTCGCGCTTAGGTTGAAGTCATCGGACGCGGCTAGTTCGCGGAGACCGAATTGAAAATCAGCGGACCGCAGGGAGGCTAGACCCCTCACCTACGGTCCTAACCAGAAAGGACCTCTGGCTATGTACTACCAGACAAAATCTGCCGGTTCCACGCAAGCCCTTGAGCTTTGGGCCTGCTACACTCTCGTCGGCTCTGCCATCCTTTACGGCGTGTGTCGCTTCTGGAATCTCGACTGGGTGCCGACCGGGGTATTGCTTACCCCGCCCTTTGTCGCCCTGTCCTTGTTGCTCTCCCGTGCGGCTGTCCGCATCGAGGAGACAATCAGGAAGGGAGCCTGGATCACCCTTGCGGTCCTCCTCGTGCAAACCGCCTTCTGCCTCTTCTTCGAGGCCACGATGGTCCACATGGGCCTTGAATGGCTCAATGCTCGCGAACAGTTCGCTCCGGAATGGGCGCTCTGGCCGGCGAGTGGGGCGCTCTCCCTGTTCAACGTGGGAAGCGTATATGCGTTTTCGAGGGAGATCCCCGAAAAGCGGGCTCAGCAGTCTCCCGGTCGCATCCTCGCCCTTGAAGGATGGGAAAAGCGCCGGGCAAAGCAGTCCGCCTAACCCTAAGCCCCGCCCTCACACGGCGGGGCTTTTGCGTTTAGCGCCCCAGCTTGGCCCTCCGTGTCGGCTTGGCCACCGGGCGCTCTGAAAGCGGAGGCGCGGCTGATGGAGGCCCTTTGCTTTTGGTCGACGTTGCTACAGCCTTGCGATCGATGGGCTTTTCGGCTGTTTGGGCTTGGAATGCTTGCTTTTGGTCGACGCGCTGATTCAGCTTCAGTTCCGGCCGCCCATCTGGCGTGCCGACCGGGGCAAATTCCCTTTCACGCTCGGCTTTCGGGTCGCGCTTGTTGAAAGCCCGCAGGGCCTTGCTGATGATGTTCGGCGGGGTGCGGACCACCGCAAACTCGACAGGCTCGATCTCCTGCCCGCCATCCTCCGTCTCAGGGCCGATGCTGAAGGATATTCGCGCCGTGTTGCCCTTGATAATGCAGATGGCGCGGGGCCAGTCCTTGCGCATGGTGATCGGGAACCAAGCGTCCGGGTAGGTCTCCTGCCACATGGCGACAATCGCCTCGCAGGCCGCCAGTTCAAGCCGGCGCTCGGCCCTCATCCGCTTGTGGACCTGCACGGGAACCTTGGAGCATTCCCGGATCACTCGTTGGCGCAAGGCCTCGATGAACTGGTCGCTGATCGGGTAAAGCCCAGCCAATTCGGTGAGCTGGTCAAAGAAACGGGACACGCCAGCCCCCTATTGGTTAAGGAAGTGTGTTTCACGTGAAACGTTGGGCAATGCGTCGCCATCAGCATCCGATGGATGCCGTAGCGGCGGGGACTTATCGCCACGCATAAGGCGCAGCAGGCCCGTGACAATGTCCGAAAAGGGAATACCCAGCCCCATCAAGGACAGCCCGCTCAACATGTATGACCGCTTCGCTAAATTGCGTCAACCTGTAGGCGATTATGCGGCCTCGGCTTTGATGACGTCATCCACCGAAAGCCTGACCTCTTGATCCTTCCCAAGCATACGGACGAAGAATACCACTTCGCCGTCCTCGATGTTCTCGACCTTCACCTGATGGTCGCGGAAAGGGCCGGTGTTGACAATAACCGTGTCGCCAAGCCGAAACTCTCGCCCCGTGCGGTGATAGCGGAGGTACCCGGGCAAAGGCCCCTCTTCCAGATCGAGAAAGCGCCTGATCTGCGGGCCGGGAAGCTCGACAGGCATGCCGTGAAGGCCGACAAACGACTGAAAGATGTGGAGCGGGCGAACGAAACACCGCGGATCGCGTCCGGCAGGCGTGGCGATCCAGACATAACCAGGGGCTGCGTTATAGGTGAGATAACGCCGTTCCTTGTCCCATTTGGTCCGCCGACGCAGGCGGCGCTCGGTCTTCAGAACCGCGACGATACCATCGCGACGCAAGACCTTTGCGGCCATGTCGGCGTTTTTGGCCATGGTGCGGATGGCCCACCAGCTTAGCTCGCTCACGGCATGACCTCCATAAATCGCTTCAGCGCGGCGCGCAGATCGGCGGGGGTAGCCTCGCCGTCGCAGAGCTTTTGCGCCTCTGCGGCAATCGCCAGAAGCGGGGGAAACGCCACGGCTGCTGCGGCTGTGAAGCGATATTGCAACTGCCACCGGGTCAGGCCGCTATCTGAGCCAAACAGGTATGGCATTTCAAACGGCGTAGTCCGGCCCCAGGCGCTGCCGTGTACGGCGCGCATTCGGTCGATTGCGTCTGCAGGCGTCACGGCTCGTTACCCCGCTGCCATGCGTTAATGATTGCCGCCACCACGCAGACCGACAGCGTAAACGCGCTGATGAAAAAGCCCTGTTCAATCCAGTTCATGACTTGTGTTGCCCCCACCAGATGACGCCGCCGGCAACGCCGACCACCACGATTGCGAGAATAAGCCAGCCCTCCCAGCTCATCAGACGCCCTCCGGTTCGCGGCGGAACACGGCGAAAGGGTTGAACTTCGTCCGCTCTGCGATCTTCTCCGGGCTGTAGTAGTCCAGCGCCTTCGCCTGTGCTTCTGCGTCCGGGTTCGTTACGGGAGCGTGGTCCTCGTTCCATTCGGGCTGGGGATGCTCAATCCCGTCGTCGTCCGGCTCCACGCTTTCCGGCGCCGGAGGAACAGAGTTGGCGTAGTCGATCGCCATCTGTCTCGCGTCGTCCAGCGTCTCAGCCGTCCACGCGCCGCGCGCAGGCGTCCATGCGGGATGGCCGAGGTTGACAAACGAGCCTACGGTGAAGCTCATCTGCTCGCCGTTGTTGACGGCGTGCCATGTCTGATTGAGCGCTGAGAAGCCAACGGCTCCATCCCACGCGATATCATTGATCGTCGCCAATGGCGCGTCGGCTGGAGTGCGCTCCGGCTCTGGCTCACGCACGGGCTCGCCATGCAAGCCGCTCTCAGGCTCAATGGCGGGGTCGCCTGTGAGGATGGAGATGTGCTCGACGGGTTCAGCGTCGGGAGTGGGCGCGGGTTTGATTATGCGGTAGGCGATGAGATCGTCTTGATGGCCGTTCTGAGTCCAGCGCCAAGGGTTGCCTTCCTCGTCGTGCGTGGCAATGTACGTTTCGCCGCTGCGCTCTAGCCATTCATAAGTATCGCCAATCGGAACAGGGCAGTCTCCGTCTTGATTCCATTCCGTCCAACCCTCCGGTATCTTCACTCCCTCCCCGGTCTGCGTCTCGGGCTCAGGGATGGGCTCTAGCGCGGCGATGGCGATGTCATAGTCGGCCACCATTTGCGCCCAGTCTTCGATTGAAGCTTCCAGCGGCGCGATCCGTTGGTTCAACTCCTCAATGGTCTCCATTGCCTCGGCGCGGTCATGTTTCAGTTTTTGCAGCAGGCTCATGTTCGGTCCCTCTGATTGCTGTACGCTACGCGGTTTTCTGCCAACGGTTGTGCTTGCGCTTGGCAACCTCACCGGCAATGGCCGCACGGGAGATGGCGGGAGCCTCAACCGGGGCAGGCTTCTGTGCGCCCTCGACCAGATAGGACGAGCAACGCTCGTTTCCGGCATGGCGGGGAAGGCGATAGTGCGGGCTGGCCTCCGCTTGGCACATCGGCCGGACGCCTTTGAGGTAAGCGCATTTCTCGCAGGTCTGGCGCTGGGCGACGAGCTGTGCGGCTTGTGCGGCGGCGGCTTTCACGTCTCCAAAATCCTTGCGGCTGGTCATGCCAGGTACTCCTTCAGGAATACCTCGACCTCGCCAACGGAACGGCAGACGCGGAAAGGATGCTTGGCCTCTGAGCACCATTGCATGAAATCCTTCTGGGCCAGCGTGAGCGTGCCGCCGAAGGCTTTCAGTTCGATCCAGATCGGGGGTGCGTTCGGGCGCAGGATGCAGACATCGGGAACGCCGGGCTTGACGCCCTGCTCCTTGAGACGCGCCGCGGTGGCTTTCTTGCGCCATCCTCCGTTTGGGGGATGATGCCAGCGCCATGCTTTCGGCAGCTTCAGGTCAAGATACGCCGCGACTTCGCGCTGGATTTCGTCCTCGGTCTTGTACTGCGCAAGCTCGACGGCCTTGATCCGCTCCTGCGGCTTGCGGCGCAGGGCGGCGGGGCGGTCGTCTTGCTTCAGGGCTAGGGCGGCGTTGTGCTTGCTCACGATGCCGCCTCCAGCTCACCGCCGAGTGCGCGCCATGAAGCTAGGTCGATCGATCCAATCACCACGTCAGGCTTGGCGATGCGCAGCGGCGAAGGCGGCGACCAGTCCGAGGATGAAGCTTGCACCGCAATCATCCGCCCGACGCGCTGCGACACCAGCTCAGCGATCAACGCGCGACACGCGGCAAGGCGCTCGACCAGCGCGGCATCGGTTTCCATCCGCTTGGTGATCGTGCGGACGGCGTGGATCGCCGTGCTGTGATCGCGGTCCCCGAAATGGCGTCCGATCTGAGGATAGGTGACGCCCGACAGTTCACGCGCCAGGTACATGGCTTCCTGACGCGGATGAGCCCAGCGCTTTTCGCGTGAGGCATCGACAAGCATCTCGCGCGGGATGTTGTGGATCTTCGCCACCGCCGCTTTCACTTCGGCCATCAGCGGCTTGTGTGATGGAATCGCCTGCCCGTCGTACATTTATGTCCCCTGTTCCAGTTTTTGAATTTCAAGCGCCATCGCGTCCCGCTTGCGCAGGCTGCTGTCAGCGAGTTCGGGATACTTGGCCGCGACACGCTCAGCGGCTGCGAGTTCGTCGCGAAGCTGCTTCAGCCGCTCGGCAACAGGATCCACAGCAGCGGGCGGCGGATTGTTTGCTCCCATCAGACCGGCGATGTGGTCCCGGATCATCAGGCGATGATCGGTGTGCTCGTCCAGACGCTCGACCAGTTCGCCCCAGGTCGGCCACCACTTGCCCGCCCAGCCGGCGAGAACATGCCGCACCACGTCAGCGGGATACTCGCGAAGGTGCGCGGCGTAGGTGGACACCATCAGCTCCACCCTGCCCGCGCTATCGGTGCGCTGGACGGTCTTCACGCTGATAATGGCCAGCCATTCCTCGATTGCCTCGATGCTGGCCGGGGCAAGGCTGGCGTTGATGACTTTCAGCGCCGCCGGCAGGTCAGCCGACGAGGCGATATTGACCGTCAATGACGTCGGCCTCTGCCGGAACGTCGTGTCTCCGTCCGGCGTCGTCGGGAACACCGTTTCCGTTTTCACGAAGCATTCGACGCCTAAGGACGACATCCGCGACAGTGCTGCGCCCGTGTTCGCTGAGGGCATTCGGGCCACCAGCTCCGGGTGCATTTCGCGGCTTGGGGCGCCGCTCGAGATAGCTACGGAACCAGTTTCGCCACGTCCCGCGCCAGTCGAGTTTGCGGCCGGCGGCGCCAGGCTTGGCGGTCCAGTAATCGCGGAACTTATCGGCTTCATTTTCGATCTCGTCGTCGCTGGTGGGTTGTTTTGCTTTGAAGGCGATGCTTCGGGCGTCGTGCGCCCACTCGTCCGGCAACAGCCAGTCGTCGGGGAGCGATGTTCCCCGCGAACTTCGGTTCTGTTTTTCGGAAGGCTCAGGCTTCGAGGGCGCTGAAATTTTCGGTTCGCGTTCTATAGAAGCTTTAGCTTCTATAGATACTGACGGTTCCTGACGGTTAGTGACATGACGCCAGCTTCCGGTGCATTCGACGTTTTTTGCAGGTGCATTATTTGCACCCGCAATTTCTGCCGGTGCATTCTTGAGCTGTTCAAGGTTAAGAACGTAGGCTGTACGCGAGCCGTTTCCGCGACCGAGATGCTTCGTCGAGCGGGTGATGAAACCGTCAGCCTCTAAAGCTTTCAGGTGATGCGCCAGCGCCCGCACGGAGACACCGCATTCATCAGCCAGAAGCTCTTGAGACGGCCAGCATTTTCCGTATTGGTCGGATCTGTTGGCAAGCGCGATCAGAACCAGCTTGCGGCATCCAGCCAAGCGCGTGTCGCGCGCGTCCATCACCGCTGAAACGTGCTGGATGCTCATTTCCCCGCCCCTTTCTTCTGAGGCTTCGGAACGGCTCTTGCCTCTGTGCGTGGCCCCGGCCTAAGCGCGGCTTCCCGGAGTCCGAGATCGAGCGCCTGGTTGGCGTGGCGGGCTGTTTCCATGCTCCAGCGGAAGTGATCAGCCAGACCTCGAACGGTTCCGGCTGTCTTCGCAACTTCGCGGATTTCATCAGCGCGTCTGGCGAGTTCCGAAGATGGATCAAGCTTCATTTCGCCACCTGCATTTGCGGGGCAAGCGCGACCGTCGAATGTGTTAATGAGGCGTCGGTCGGCATCAGGAAACTTCACTTCCTACAGTCGGCTTATGGGAGCGCTCGGCGTCTTCAGCGCCGGGCGTTCTTCGTTTCAGGTCACGTTCGGTGAATGGGTGCGCCCGCCGGCGCCGGGGTCGGGGGGGACGTGTCAACACCGGCGGGCGCTACGGGCTGGTCGGCCCGATCTGTGGAATTGGGGGTCATGCGCGAACCTTCCACGAATCAACCGGAACGTCGCCGCGCGTCTTGCGCGCAATATGCATGGCTGTAAATTTGTCCGGGCGATAGTCAGGGCGCGACAGCATCCGGCTTACCGTTGCCTTGTGCATACCAAGGAAATCCGCGCACTCCTGCAGCGTGCGAAACCCCTTGCGCTCATACCAGTCTTTGAACATGGCGTTAGCTTGCACAGCGCAGCGGTTGCGTCAAGCGACAATGCGTAAACTTTATGGCGTGCAGATTTAGCAAAATAGCTGTTGCACGGCGCAACGGTCCGTGCTTATGTCTCCGCACAACAGGGAGAGACACATGCCGGACTTCACCATTCAAGCTAACCGCGTTGCCGCCGACGCTCACAGGGCCGGAGAGGCGCTGTGGTCAGCAATCGAGGCCGCAGACATTCCGCGCGCCAAACGCTTCCGTGCGTTCGAGTACGCACTGGACGCGATCTGCGATGAGCGCGCCGACGACTACTACGAGAACGCGCTCTGGGCTGCGGCGGCAACTGCAGCGGTCCCGATGGCCGATCTCGACGGCCCGACGCGCGCCATCATCAACCGCAACGCGGCGAATGCTTGGGATGCGTACGTCCGCTTCCTCGAAACTGAAGCGCTGGCGGATGAAGCCGACTACCGCGCGGATCTGGCGCGCGATGAGCTTCTCATGGGTGCAGCA